CCTGGAGTTGACACAAGTAAAATTTGGAAACAAGGAACAGAAACAGCCGCAGACTGGTTTGGTGCAACAGACTACCACGGAGAACACCTACTAAATGTTGCAGACAATGAATTTATTAGACCTAATTTTGCACACCCCAATCAACTTGGGCATGAACTGATTGCATCCAAGCTAGAAAAATGGATAACCCCTGGTAAATAACATTATCGGAGTCCACAATGGCTGAACAGCAACAAGATACACTTTCCACGCTCAAGCAAAATCTCATAGATTATGCACAGCTTCAGCTGGGCAGTCAAATTATCGATCTTGAACTAGATCCCGAACATTACGAAGCAGCATATCAAAAGACCATTGGCACCTATCGTCAACGTGCCAACAATGCCTATGAAGAAAGCTACAGCTTCATGTACCTGGTCAAGGACGAAAACATCTACCAGCTGCCGCAAGAAGTCATAAGTGTGCGTCAGATATTTCGCAGAACATTTGGTGACTCAACTGGACCCTTTGCATCAAACTTTGATCCGTTTAGTCAGGCCAGCTTGAATGTGTATCTGATGAACTTCAACGTGGCAGGCGGCTTGGCCACATACGACTTTTACTCACAGTATGTGGAACTGGCTGCCAGAATGTTTGGTGGCTACATGAACTACACATACAATCCTGTAACCAAAAAACTGCAATTGATTCGTGATCCCAAAGGCACCGGCGAAGCTGTGTTGTTGTGGACTTACAATCTAAAACCTGAAATCAACTTGTTGAGTGATTTCCAAATCCAACAATGGATCAAAGACTACATGGTTGCCAACTGCAAAATGATCATTGGTGAAGCCCGTGAGAAGTTTGGTCAAATTGCAGGCCCACAAGGCGGCGGCACTCTAAATGGCACTGCCATGAAAGTCGAAGCGCAAACTCAAATGGATGCTCTTCTTGAACAACTCAAAATGTATGTAGACGGCTCACAACCGTTGACTTGGGTAATTGGTTAACACACAGTAGACACATAGTCATAAATCTGTTATAATCATCAAATGGACCTGATGATTGATCTTGAGGGCTTGGGAACAGGCCCCGACACTACTATTCTTACCATTGCTGCTCAGGCGTTTGATCCGTTTGGCTCTGGCTGTTACGAACAATCATTTTATGCTAGAGTCACACTGGAAAGTCAAGAAACTCGTAGCATACAGCAAGGCACCATAGAATGGTGGGCCACACAACCTGCTGTGGTGCGTGACGAAGCCTTTGCTGATGAAGATCGCATACCATTAGACCAAGCACTGGATGGACTAGGCCGATTAATTTGGCATGCCAAGCGTGTGTGGGCGCAAGGACCGACATACGACATGAACATCCTGGAGCATGCCTACAAGAGCTACAACAAACCCTTACCCTGGCAGTACTACATGGTACGAGACAGCCGCACAGTGTTCAGTTTATGGCCCGGCCAACCCATGCCTCCCACCACTCACCATGCACTAGAAGACTGCCGCAGACAAATAGGCATGTTACAAAATACACTTAAATATCTCAATGTTCGGGAGTTGAAATAAGTTGCTATGACTCAGGTGGTTACGTTTGATTTTGGCGGAAAATTTAGCCCGGTATCCTATGAAAACTTGTTGACCAGCATTGCTGTTCTTGCTAAAAAAAGCAAAGATGTTTTGGTATTAGGTTGTCGGGAAGAAGATTGCAATCCATTAGAGCACTATGCTCAAACTCTTGCACTGCAAGAACACATACACAATCTAGGCATGAAATTTTGTGTGTTTTTTAATTTTTACACTCAATACACTCAAGAACATTTGCCAGGAATAGATGTTGATTATATTGACTTCATGTTGTTAAAAACAATCCACAATGCTCCTGCGCCTGTTGCAAAGCAAGGCAGTCGCATTTTATTTTTAATTGGCAAACCTGATAGACCACATCGAGCACCACTGTTATACAAGTTTTATGAGCGTGAGCAACTGGATAAACTGAGCTGGTCGTTGTTTATACCTGTTCAAATTGAAAATCAAGTACGCAAGTTGATTCCTCATGCAGCTGATCAGCAATGGCAAGAGTTTATGCAACTGCAAGGCAGTCCTGATGGGGTGACACCAATAGTGAGTGGGTCCAGCATTCACGTTTGTAATTATTGTGATTATGATGCAAAAATATTTGCTGATACCAGCGTGAGTTTGGTCAGTGAAAGCATGTTTGAACAATCCAATGCGTTGACTGCTCGGGCCACAGAAAAAACTTACAAAGCAATCAACAATCGCCATCCTTTTGTGATTGCCGGCCCAGCAGGAACCTTGGAACGATTGCAGTCGCTAGGCTACAAAACGTTTGAAAAACACCTACCCAATCCAGGGTATGATCAGGAAGTTAACAATGACATCCGTTTGGAACTAATTTATGAAAACATTTTGGCGTTGCATAAGTTGGCCACAGAGCATCCAGAATCTCTTGCAAATGATATAGAACATAACTATACTGTCAACAAGCAACGATATCAACAACAACTTGATCGTGCCGCTGCCATGTTAGCAAAATACGGTTACAACGGATCAGCAATTGACGTTCTCATGCTGCATGACCAAGTGGCCCCAAACACACTGACAGAAAAATTTATGGAACTTGTATGATCATTGGTATATGTGGATTCATTGGGTCTGGCAAAGACACCATAGCTGATTATCTTGTAAACTTGCACCACTTTCGTAGAGAAAGTTTTGCGAGCACATTAAAAGATGCTGTGGCACAAGTGTTTGGGTGGGACAGAACCATGCTGGAAGGCCGCACAAAAATGGCCCGTGAATGGCGAGAACAAGTGGATCCGTGGTGGGCAGAACGCTTGCACATGCCCACTCTAACGCCTCGTTGGATACTACAATACTGGGGCACAGAAGTGTGCAGAGCCGGGTTTCATGATGATATTTGGATTGCCAGCTTGGAAAACAAACTGCGCCACAGCCAGGATGATGTTGTGATCTCAGACTGCCGTTTCCCCAATGAAATTTTAGCCATTAAGAACGCAGGCGGACGTGTGGTGCGTGTGGTGCGTGGTCCTGAACCTGCTTGGTATAATGCAGCCGTAAGTGTCAATCGTGGTGCCAATGGCAATTCAACCTGGGCGCTGAGTCAACGCAAACTGGAAAAACTAGCAATTCATGCGTCAGAAACTGCCTGGGTGGGAACTGAATTTGATGCTGTGCTAGACAACAACGGCACACTAGACGACTTGTATCAACAGGTCAAGAGTCTGGTTCAAGATCCCCGGGCTTCCACGTAGAATCTGTGCGTTTTAAATCCGCCACACAGTTCATACACACAGTCTTTAAATTACGAAGCTCACAGTTATTGAGGTTGCCATCCACATGGTATACCAGCAACTGACTGTGATGTCTGGCCTTAAACCCACATCGATCACATGTGGGTTTTTTCTTATATCCGCTTGACTGCCAGCGCGGCACCGGTGCTTTGATTTTGCGATTTTTCTTCGTGCAAGTTTCGCAACGACTGCGATAGTATATCTTGCCATCTCTATGGCAGTTTACAGCTCGAGGTCGTTGATTGCAGGCCGGGCACATGGGTCTCATGGTGTATTTATGCTCAAACCTTACGGTAAGGGCAGTCTACGACACCGTTTTTTGAATCTACCCATAAATATCTACAACTTGAAAAGGAACCCACCATGGCTCTAGTATCCCCAGGCGTAGAAGTAACAGTAATTGACGAAAGTCAATATATCCCTTCAGCCGTTAACACCGTACCGTATTTCCTCATTGCCACTGCACAAAACAAAGTGTCAGGCGATGGAGTAACTGTTGCTGCTGGCACAACTGCTGCCAACGCCAACAAAACCTATTTAATCACCAGTCAACGAGATTTGGTGGCCACATTTGGTGTGCCATTCTTTTATTCTACCACAACTGGCACTCCAATCAACGGTTACGAACTCAACGAATATGGTCTACTGGCTGCTTATTCGGCACTAGGCGTTACAAATCGTGCCTATATCCAACGTTGTGATATTGATCTCACAGAGCTTACTGCTAGTTTGACTCGTCCGGTAGGTGAGCCAGCTGACGGTACCTATTGGTTAGATACTTCAACATCAGTTTGGGGCATCCAAGAGTGGAATGAAACTACCAATGTTTTCACTGTCAAAACACCAATTCAAATCATTAGCGAAGATGATGTTGTTGATGCCGCAGGCGGAGACTATGAGCCATTGCCATCAATTGGCAGTGTTGGTGACTATGCTGTAATTGCATTTGCGCAGTTTATACCAGGCTACTACAAAAATTCTAGCAATCTTTGGGTGCAAATTGGTACTGATGAGTGGAAAACATCGTGGGCCACAGTGGCAGGCACAGCAAGTCCTGCCACATTGACTGTTGGTGCAAGCATGTTTATCAACGATACGTTGATCACAGTGGGTGCTACCAATACTGTTGCTGGACTAGCGGCAGTTATTACTGCTGCTTCTATAACTGGTGTAACAGCCGCCGCAGTAAGTGGTAAGTTACAAATTTTTGCCACCAGCGACGCTACCAATGACGGATCTACTGGCTCAGGTGGCATTGTGTCAATTGAAGCTGGACCAACCAGCGGTGCAGCATTACTGACAGCATTAGGCATTGAAGCTAAAGATTATCTTGCACCCACATACTTTGTGGGGTACAGTTATCAAGCTCCACGCTGGAGAACCACTGATACAAGTCCTCGTCCAACTGGATCTATATGGAACAACATCAGCTCTGCCAACAATGGCATGAGTTTGAAAGTGCAAAAATACAGCACCACCTTGGGTGCTTGGGTAAGTCAAGTTAGTGGCGTTTATACTTCAGACCGTGCTGCCAATTATGATCTAGATCCATCTGGTGGTGGTAAAAATATTCCAGTAGGAACGACCTATGTGCTAACACAAGCTGTAGAATCTGCTTCTGGATTCCCACAATTTAATTTTGAAATCCTTGAAAGAATTGCACTTGGTGCTACTGTAGTTACTGGTACTACTGTGCCTCCATCGTTTACTGTTGGTGATTCGCTTCTTATAAGAGCGTCTGTTGCTGGATCAGCAACTACAGTTAACCAAGGCACTGCAACTGTTGGTGGTACTGGAACAGTGGCTGATTTTATTGCAGCAATAAGTGCTGCCAATGTGCCTTATGTATCAGCCAGTGTGAACTCAGCTGGTAACATTGTGTTTTCACACAGTCAAGGCGGATCTATTGCATTGCAAGAAGTTTCAGGGACACCAATTCTTGAAGCTGGATTTACAGACGCAACACCCAAATGCCGCCTTAATAAAACTGATGACACGTTTTTAGATTTGAGCAACTGGGTCACAGCTGACTTGTTCACTTACACAGCCAGCGACACTGCACCTGACGTTGATCCAGATGACGGACGTTTGTGGTATTACAGCACTCCAAGTCAAGTTGATATCATGATTCAAAACAACGGCAGCTGGATTGGATATCAAAACGTAACTAATGATGTTCGTGGTTACGATTTGACAATTACCAATGCAAGTGGACCTATTGTGGCTGCGACTGCACCAACAACACAAAATAATGCTGCTGAATCTCCTTTGGAGTACGGTGATTTGTGGATTGATTCAAGTGATCTTGAAAACTATCCATTGATTTATCGTTGGGAATCAGTAAACAACGTTGATCAGTGGGTAGCAATCAATACCACTGATCAAGTTACAGAAAATGGTATACTATTTGCCGACGCTCGTTGGGCCACAAATGGTACCACAGATCCGATCAGTGATCCATTCCCAACCATTGAAGCATTGGCAAGTTCTAACTATTTAGACTTGGATGCTCCAGATCCTGCCCTGTATCCACAAGGCATGTTGTTATGGAACACTCGTCGATCAGGATACAATGTCAAGAGCTATCAAAGCGACTACTTTAATGCCACAGACTTCCCAGATGATACATTGCCAGCTGTGAAGAATACCTGGTTGACAGCTAGCGGCAACAAAGATACTGGTGCAATGTTTGCTGGACGTCAAGCACAACGCAAGATGGTTGTGGCAGCAATGAAGTCAGGTATTGATACCAGTGCTGCTGCAAGAGAAGAGCAGAATGGATTCAACTTGATTTCTGCCACAGCATATCCTGAGTTGACACCAAACATGATTGCACTCAGCAACGAGCGCAACAACACATTGTTTGTGGTTGGTGATACACCAATGCGTCTTGGACCAGATGGCAACAGCTTGGTTAGCTGGGCTACCAACAACCTTGGACTTGGTTTAGATACTGAAGATGGATTGACATCAACCAGCAACTACGCCGCCAACTTCTACCCAAGTTGCCAAACAAGCGATCTCAGCGGAAACACTGTGGTTAGTGCGCCAAGTCACATGATGATGCGTACAATTCTACGATCAGACGCTGTGAGCTATCCATGGTTGGCACCAGCAGGCACACGTCGTGGTGTTGTTGACAATGCTGTGGCCATCGGCTACATCAATGCCGCAACTGGCGAATTTGAACAACTCAGCGTTGGACAAGCTGTACGTGACATCCTGTATGAGCGTAACATCAACCCAATCACCTTTATTCCAGGTGTGGGTATTACCAACTTTGGTAACAAGAC